TTCTCTACTACTGCCTTTGCGTCGTCAATGTCGGTACTCATGTGCTTCGCCTTTTTTGTAAAATAGTTTGAGTTTTTATCGTTGATTAAAAGAACACACCTTTCTGTTACTTCGTCCGTATAGTAGAACGCAGTGCCTCTTTCGTACTTTGCTACCTGTAATGTTTTCATTTCCATTTCCTTTAGACATAGTTTCCCCTATTTCCCCCATGAAGGTATCCAACCATCATGTCAGCTTTACGCTATTGCCAGCAGAGCCAGCAAGGTACTTTATCGTCCCCCTGAGATTGCTCTCACGCAGCATCCTATCTGCGAATCGGTCAGCCAATGGCTGCTTCATGGGCCAAGTTGACAAGGGTCGGTCAGAGCTTGGATTGTTGATTACCGATTTAAGTATCGGAACTCTGCGTTTAACGCAACCGTTGGTATACCCGTAGCGGGCTAAGGAAGTACAAAGGAGGAGAAAACAGTCTTGTCCGACAAAAGCATATACAGTAATATGCCGTCCAACAGGGTTGCTTGACTCAACCTTGCCAACCACCTCAAAAGCCTCGTTTTTAGCCGAACGGGGCTTTTGTCTTTCTGTAGTTCGCGTTTTCATTATACGCTCGGAAACTTTGGGCTATCAAGACCCATCGCTTCAAAGACGCTTTTAACTGGAGCCTTCTTCTCTGGCTGTCTAATCCCTGTCATCAAGACCTTAATAGGAATCTTGGTATCAAGATGAATCTCGCCAACCCTAGCCCGTGGAATCCCACGCTTCCTCCAGATATATACTGTCATCCTGGTTGAATACCCGAATCTCTCCTGCACCTTGCGACTGCCGCCGTAAGCCTCGATCACTCTATTAACTACACCGATGTCCATAACGCCTCCTGATTAAGATGACGCCATAATACATCTTTTTATAAATAGTACAACATTAGTGTTTACTTTATTAATACCATCTGTTGTAATTGCTTCACACAAACAGAAAGAGGGATACACAAATGAAACACAAAGAAGCACTGGCAATGATAGCCACTTTGATATGCGCCTTCTTGGTTGGCGCACTGGTGATCCTATGAAGCAAACAGAAATGCAATTCTGGATTGAGTCATATCAATTCTGGCTTAATGCCAGACAGATGACTGGATTCAACGGGATGGTCCTCTACCACATAAACAACAGCCGCAGGAATCTTGCCAAGGAAATACGCAAGGCTGAAACGAAACTAAACCGACCGCACAGACGCCTGCCCCATTGCGGGTGCGTGCAGTACATTCAGAAGGGAGATAAGTGATGAGAGAACAACGAGTGTTTGCAGACCACCGCGAGTGGGTAGTGCAGTGGGTTCTTGGCCAGGAAGCTCCTGAGATTGTCAGCGTGCATTCCACTGATGACATAACCTTTGAAGTTGAAGAGGACGTAACAGACGAAATCGAAGGGACCAAGCGCCAGCAGAAAATATATGAGGCGCTGGAAGTTGCTCTGCAAAGAGAACGGCACGATGACTATTAAAGAGGTGAGCCAAAAGTGGTTTGTGCTGAAAACCGAAGGGCTGGTGTTCTTCGGTTACAGCAGAGGCCATGTAATGCAAAAGTACCGTGCATGGGTGCGGGAATACGACTTAAAACAAATGAGGACAAGAACATGACGATGCACTTGATTCAATCAGAATTGAAAGCTCCAAAGGGTAATTACAATTCCTTCGGCAAGTATAAATATAGAAGCTGCGAGGACATTGTTGAGGCTGCAAAGCCGGTGCTGGCAAAGTATGAGTGCCATATTTCAATGACTGACGATGTTGTGATGGTGGGTGATCGCGTTTATATCAAAGCAACTGCAAGCATCTACAAGAACGGAGTTGTGCTGGCTACCTCAACTGCCTTTGCTAGAGAACCTGAAGAAAAGAAAGGAATGGATGCTAGCCAGATTACAGGAACAGCGTCTTCTTACGCTCGTAAATATGCATTGAACGGCCTCCTGGCTATTGATGACACAAAGGACGCCGACACTGACGAGCATAAAGTTATGACAAGCCAGCCGGAGAAAAAGGTTCTCCCAACTGACCCGCATATAACTCACAGGATACACTCCTCTGAATCAATCGATGATCTCAGAGATGTCTGGAAGTCTCTTACTCTTGAACAGCGTGACGCGCATTCCGCAGTGTTCACCGAAGTACGGGAGCGTTTAGAGTGACGCTCTCTCCAGAACGTGATGGGAGGCTCACTGCGAGCCTCTTCGCATCAGCCATAGGCATAGGCTATGACTCCAGACAAAAGCTCTGGAGGCAGCTCACAGGGCGCGAGGAGAAGTTCCAAGGCAATGCCAATACTCAGTGGGGATCGGACCATGAGAATGACGCAATCCTTAAATATGAGATTGAGACTGGAGACCTTGTTAGCTATTCCCGAAACAAGCAAGGTTTCTTGATCCACGATAAGCATGACTGGCTTGGCTGTACACCAGATGGAATTGTTTATAAAGGACAAGAATCCATAATTTTAGAGGCAAAGTGTCCGGCTAATATGGAGTTGTACGGAAGGATTCCTGATCACTATATGCCCCAGGTTCAAGGCCAGATGGAAATCTCAGGGCTGAAGAAGGCGCACTTCGTGTGCTGGACTCCGACAGGGTTTGAGGTGTTTGAGGTCGAGAAGAACGAAGAATACTGGACAGAGTGTTTCCAGTTTCTCTCTGACTTCTGGGCCTGCGTTAAAGAAGACAAAGAACCACAAAAGAGAAAGAAGCCCACATTACCAACAGTTGAATACAGGAAGATCATATGAAGCGCGGAGTGAACAAAGTAATTCTGGTCGGGTCAGTAGGAAAAGACCCAGAGTCAAAAGTAATGCCCAATGGTAATGCTGTTGTGAACTTCAGCCTGGCTACAAGTGAAAGCTGGAAAGACAAGAGCGGCCAGCAGCAGGAGTCAGTTGAATGGCACCGCTGCGTTTGTTTTGGCAAGCTGGCTGAGATCATCGCTCAGTACGTTAAAAAAGGCTCCAAGCTGTATCTGGAAGGAAGCCTGAAGACTCGATCTTGGGAGAAGGATGGCGTCAAACAATACGCCACAGAGATCGTTATTAGTGAGATGCAAATGCTCGACGGGAAGCCTGCTGAATCCAGCCAGCCCAGCCAGGGTCGCGCAGCTCAGTCGGCACCAGTGGCTGACTTCGACGACGATTTGCCGTTCTGATGAAAATAATACAGTTGCGAGTGCGACTGATGGAGGCAAGAAAATGAGTAAAGAAAAAGGAGGCCGGGCGTTTCCGGCATACGAGTATGTAGAGCTTCACCGCCAGATGATGGCGGTAGGAGGCATGACGCTCAGGGACTACTTTGCGGCAAAGGCGATGCAGGGGTTGCTGTCAAACCCATCCATGATTGATAGAGTAGATACGGAATGCTTGATCTGGATTGCACAGTGCTCACACGAAGTTGCAGACGCCATGCTGGAGGCCAGAAAATGAAAATTACGTTTAATGGCATATGGCCCAGCGCGCATTCGACCGAGTAATGGAGGAGCAGCTATGATCTCCGCCCTCTTTTGCGTTGCATCGGCAATCTACTTCGAGGCCCGTGGCGAGCCGCTGGAAGGACAAGCCGCTGTGGCATGGGTGATCTACCACCGCACCGTCACCCACGGCTACCCAGACACCGCCTGTGGTGTCACGCACGAAGATGAGCATCGCAAGTATCAGTGCCAGTTCAGCTTCATGTGTGACGGCAAGCGCGAAGATGTCTACGACGACTGGGCATATGCCAAGGCCATAATGGTCACGATGCTCACTGCCGGGGGCTTTATCCCAGACCCCACTGGCGGAGCGACACACTACCACGCGACAAGAGTCCGTCCTTGGTGGGCAGCGGAATTGGAAAGAACGACTGTGATAGACAACCACATATTCTACAGAGGTGAGTGATGCCAACAATTGACAAGCTGTACCCCGACACCAAGCCATCCACTTCGCCATACACACATGATTGGGTGCAGGCAAAGATTGATGCGTTTCTGAAGAAAGGCGGGCATATCAAGGAAATACCCAGAGGAGTCCACGCCCAAAACGCGCAACCAATGTCGGTAATCAGAAGAAAGATTGAGAAGGAAAAGAATTTCGGTGATGATATCCGGACGTAAGCCACTTAGCCTTGTGCTGCCGGTTTTATCCCTTATTTGTCCGGCTTAGAGCTACAGGCAAGCCCCTTCACTGGGGCTTTTTTTACAACAACAAGAAGCCACGCTAAGAGAGGAAACATGAAAGACTACAGCTTGCAGATAAAGATTAAAAACAACTACTTGTTGACCATGATGAAGCAGCACAACATCACCACTGCGGCAGAGCTATCAAGAGCTTCAGCAGTAGATAGCAACAGCATTCAGGCAATGTTAAATTTGACAAGTCCAGCCTACAGAAAGAATGGAGATATAAAGACAAGCGTCATTAACTTGTGTTTATTTTTCAATTGTTTGCCTAAAGACATTTTCCCAGAGCAGCATCTGCAAGAGAGCTTGCCGGTAAACAAAGTGTTCATGGAGGCTAACGCCGAAGACCTTGTTCCTATGTACGCTAGGCTGGGAAGCCAAGACCCGCTTGATCTGCTGCTTGAGCAAGAGCAGGAAGAACTTGAGCACAACGCGCTGGCCGCTGCCGTTTCAACCCTTTACGAGAGCCAGCAAAATGTACTAAAACTTCGTTTTGGTGTGGGTACTGACTTTGATGAAAGCCACACATTTACGCAAATAGGAGAAATTATGGAGCGAACCCCAGTAAGGATAAGTCAAATACAGGAGAAAGCACTAAGCGTAATGCGCCGCCCATCACTGGGTTTACAGAAGTTACGCTAAGAAAGGAATAACGCTCTTTCAGCAGCTCGTCGGCGGGTTAGTCCAGCAAGGATTTTCCCGCCAGCTTTATTCCACTTGAGAAACTCGTCTGCTGCTGACTCGATCTCGCCGCGAGAGTACTTCATCCGCAGCGTGCTGGCTTGGAGGTTGCCTAGACCAATGTTAAAAGAAAGGCTGACAATTGCGTCAAACTGAGGCTGACTATCAACGCAAGGAGGACATAGTCGTAAAACCCCAGCCTCAAATCTCTGTAAATCCGCCGCAAGTAACGCATCAATTTCGTCAGCATCCCACACCCGATTGTGTTCTGGTTTAAGTGCATAAGAGGCTCTTTCAGGCGTTTTGAGACGCGCTTGGTCTGGGTACAGTACATGACCATACCCTATCGTCCAAAGCGCAGCGGGGCATCTATAGGGGCTGCTGTGACACCCCTCAAAGCTTTTGATTAGCTGGATGCCAGCTTCAGAGATTGTCATTTCTTGTTGAAAGCCTGCGACCCGAACCAGAAACTGATGATTGCGGCCAAGATAGCCATCTCATCATCTGAGAACACCATGTCCATCGCGTCAGCAAATGCGACCCCAGTGCTGTAGGCATACCAAATACCAGCAATGTCCACGACAATCAGGAGGCCCACAAACAAATAGGTGACCATTGGGCGGACGGACGCACGCAGGTTAATCACCCAGGTGCTGGCCCCTTCTCCGATTTTCATATCGTGCTTCCACATCGCAATTTTTTCCTGCGCCTGTGTCTGCATGGCAACTTGTTCGGTCTGGAGAGCCACCTGCGCTGTCCGAATCTCCTCGACCTTGGCTTGGGCAATAAAGCCCTCTTTAGCTAAGGCAATCTCACGCTCCTGCTGCGCTGCCATTAAAGCCAACTCGTGCTTCTTGTCTGTGCGGTCTTGGAAGAAGTCGAGGACTTTAGGCAAACCACCAGAGGCAAACCCCAGCAAACTTGATACTAGACTTAACATTTTATTACCTCAGATTTTCAATAAGGCCAGCAACAAGCCAGAGAAGGGCCGCTAATAAAGCAGCTATCGCAACGACTGCCACAACATTTAGAATAAAGTTTTTGATCTTGCGCCTTCGATTGTGTTCGGCGGTTCTTCGATTACTACTGATCTTCGCACGGTCTCGCATCATCGCCGTGTATTCTTCGACGCCGTATCGGTAGACGATTAGCTCGCGCAGTTCGCGCTCCTGCT